GAAGTGCAGGCCGCGCAGCGGTATTGCGAGAAGCACCGCGAGTGGTTCGGGCGTCAGGTGCAACGCTACGCTTCGCCGTTCTACGGCAAGTTCACGGGGCGGGAGGAATACTTCCCCGAGAACTACTACTACGCCTATGTCGCCCACACGGTGGCGCGGCTCACGGCCATCGAGCCGAAGATTCGCCTGTCCACGGCCCGCGACCAAGCTCGCGTGCAGGCGTTGGAAGACGCTGGCAACCGCTGGATCCTCGACACTAACTACCAACGCGAGCGCGAAAAGCTCGCCACGGATTTCTGCTTCGCGTGGAGCGTCGCGGTCGTTCGCCAAGAATCGCGAATCGGATTCGAGCAGGCAGAAGACCCCGTGATGACGCCCAAGGCCGTGCGCATCTCGCCGCGTCGGTTTGGCTGGGATCCCTTGGCGCTGTCCATCGAAGAAGCGCGGTTCATGTACCATGTGATGATCCGCGACAAGAGCGATCTGCTGGAGGACGCCAAGGATGGCGACAGCGGATGGGACGAAGCCGCGATCAAGGCCGTCCCCGTGGACATCGACGCCAAGGGATTGCGCGACAAGTACCTGACGGGCGAAACGCCTTCGCGCAACGAAATCATCTTCTACGAAATCTGGATTCCTGAATATTCGCTGCCGGAGGACGACGACTTCTGGAACGGCATGTCCAAGCAGGAGAAGTCGCGCTACCACGGCACGATCTTCACCGTCGCGTGGGGCAGCGAAGACGGCAAGGGCGCGGCGGCGTTCCTGCGCAAGCCGCGTCCGTTCTTCGGGCCTCGTTGGGGGCCGTATGTCGTCGGAGGCCAGTACACGGTTCCCGACGAGTCGGCGCCGCTTTCGGCGCTGACGGCCAACGAAGGCCAGATCCAAGAACTGAACAATCAAGCTCGCGCCAACAACAACGCCGCGCAACGACGCAAGACGCTGGCGCTGGTCGATGGCCTGAAGCCGTCGCTCATCAACAAATTGGCTGCTTCTCCGGATGGCGACATCGTCGCCGCGCCGGGAATCGAGAAGAACAAGGTCGTCGAGATCGAAGTCGGCGGAGCGTCGCAGGAAGCGCAGATGCGCGAACTGGAGCTTCGCGGGCGCGTGGATCGCAACCTCGCCATGGGCGACGCCATTCGCGGGCAGGTGTCCGGCGCTGGAACGGCCACGGAAAACGCCATTGCCGCGCAAGCCAGCAGCGCGTTGACGAGCTTCGTGGACATGAAGTTCATGGAGTTTGAAAAGCGCGTGTTCCGCAGCATCTTGTGGTACTTCGACCAAGACGAGCGCAGCGTGCTGCCGCTTGGGCGCGAATACGGCGTTTTTGTCGGCGGTCAGGGGCCGGAGGAAATGGCAGAAGGCGTCCGCCGAGCGGTCAAGGCTGGCTACATGGAGCGCCAGCAGGGCGAAGCCGTGATGCAGATGCTGTCGCAGCTTGCCGACACCGACGAAGAAGGGTCGGGCATGAGTTTCGATGACTTGGAAATCCACATCGACGCCGTGCGCAACGATGGCAGCGAAATCCAAAAGATGGTCGCCGCCAGCAACGCCGTCATGCAGATGCTGCCAGCCGTCATGGCCGCGCCGTTCTGGGATTGGAAGTCGTGGCTCAAGCGGTGGGGCGAGGCATTTAACATGCCCGACCTCGATCAGTACCTGAATCTCGATGCCGCAGCCGAAATGGCGCAAATGAACATGGACATGCAGATGATGTCCGGCGGCGGCGCCGGTGGCATGGGTGGACGGCCCGCCACGGGAGCGCCCGAGCCGGTCAGGAACGCCCCGAAGCTGGCGCAAAACCAAGGATTTGGCAAGGCGGTGGGCAACTCCGTGTCGCCCAAGCAAAGCGCGACGCAGCGCCCTCAAGGAGCTAGATAGGAATGGCTTGGTACGAGTTTCAAGGACAAGACGGCGAAGTGATCGAGCGCGAGTACGCCATGGGAAAGGCGCCAAAGATCGGCCAATCCATCAAGGTCAAGGGCAAGATCTACACGCGCATCGTTTCGTCCACGCAGCCGGAAGTTCGCTACATGGATCCGTGCTTCGTGTCGCACTCGCTGCCTAGGTGGCATCCCGACGCCCCGCATCACGAGCCGGGCACGGGCAAGCCATGCTTTCGCAGCATGAGGGAAGTGCGGGAATTTTCGGCCAAGACAGGATACAAGTACGAATATGGAAACGGTTGAAAACAAGGTGGAAGCGGCCCAGCCGCAGGAACCCAGCGCGGAAACGCAAGCGCGTGTCGTGTATGACACGCTGGCCGAGAAACTGCGTGAGCAGGAATCGACCAAGGAGACGGCCCTCGCCAAGGCGAAGGAAGCCGCTCAAACCAAGGAGCAATCCTCCAAGCCTGAGCGCGGGGAGGATGGCAAGTTCGTCAAGCCGAAGTCTGCACCGGAACCAAAGCTGGTGCAGGCCGAGGACGCGGAATCCGACGACGATACGGGGCCGGAAGTCGATGGCTCAGACGCGAAGGCGCAAGAACGCGCCCTTACCGCCCTGCGCCGCGCCAAGGTTCCGAAGGACATTCTGGAGGGCTTGCCTGAAGAGGTAAAGCTCAAGTGGGGTCGGCAACTGCACAAGATGCAGTCCGAAACCGACAGGATGGCTCAGGAGTTCGCCACTCTCAAGAAGGGATCGAAGCAGGAAAAGCAGGAACCGAAGCCGGATAACCAGCCGGACTCCCAGCGGGCCACACAGCAGGCGCAGGCGGAGCAACCCGAGCAGGCTTACATCCGACAAGCGGCGAAGCAACTTGCCGACACCTTCATGTTGGGTGACGAAGCAGAGTCAGCATTTGCAAGCGCATTGCAGCAGGCCACGAAGCCGCTGTCCGAACGCTATCAGCAATTGGAGCAGCAACTTCAAATGGCGACGGGGATCAGCACGCAGATGCTGCTGAACTCGGCCCGCAACAGCTTGTCGCAGGACTACCCCGAGCTTCGCGAAACGGAAGTGTTCGGGCAGGTGACGCAAGCCATGCAGCGATTGGCTGAAAGCGGAGTGTATGCGGATATTGCCGACCTTGGAGAAAGGACGGAAACCGCCATGCGCGACGCCGCTCAACTGGTGCTGCGGGATCAAATCGCCGCCCGCAACAAGGCGCACAGATTCAACACCGACCAAAAACGCAACGCCGGTCAATCCAGCATCCCCAAGAGGGGCGGCAATGTCGAAATCAACGGCATGAGCCGCGACCGCGCCATTTTCCACCTCATGTCCAGCGAAGGACTGTCGGGGCCGGAAGCCCGTCGTCGCGTCGATGGTTACTGAACCAAACAAGGACTGAAAAATGCCTGCTATCGTTTCTTTCGCCGACTGGGCGGAGGCGACTGGCCCGCTGCTCCTCACGGGGCCGGACAAGTTCGTCAACGCCGCTCAACTCCAAAACTATTCTTGGGCGCGTTTCGTTCGCGGCAAGGATTACTCGGAAGTCGTCCAAGGCGGCTCCGAAATCCGCGACGAACTGATGTTCGACGAGGCCAACACCTTCTCGATGTATCAGCCCAACGACCCGCAAACCCCGACGATGCCCCAAGTGCTTACGCGCTGGTCGTCGCCGTGGCGTTTCGCGGTCGATTCGTATTCGTGGACTGAGGAAGAAGAAGCCCTCAACGCTGGCTCGTCCTACACGGACGACGCCCGCTTCATGCAATACAAGTCGCTCCTCACCAAGCTGGAAATGCGCGTGCAGACCTCGATCTGCAACGGCATGGAAAACAAGTGGTGGGCGGTTCCCGATCCGACGACCATGGAAGCCGCTGCTGGCAAGGAGCCTTACAGCATTCCGGCGTTCGTCACCGAGCAGGCCAACGGCTTGTTCAACGATGTCGGCGGCGCTGGCGCGTTCACGACCGTCGAAACCATCAATCCGACCGCTGCTGGCAAGACCAAGTGGCGCAACCGCGTGATCGGTTACGACAGCCCCGCTGTCAAGCCGACCGCCGGTGCCCGCAATGTCATCAACGCGATGGACGATGCGTTCCTCCAACTGAACTTCCGCCCGCCCGCTGGCAAGGAAGCCTATTTCGAGCCGAACACTTGGAACAGCATTGCGTGCTTCACCACGAAGAAGGGTCTTCTGGTGATGACCGACCTGCTGCGCCAAGGTCAGGACTGGTACACCAACCGCACCAGCCCCGACTCGGCCTTCAACGGCCCGATGTACGCTGGCATGGAAATCGTGTATGTCCCGCAGTTGGACGCGGCTCCGCTGTACGTCAACAACGCCACCCCAGTCACCGACATGGTGTCCGAAGGCGACGCCAATGCCGCCGGTCGTGGCCCGCGCTACTACCTGCTTAACGCGAAGTACCTCAAGACCGTGTTCCACAAGGACAAGTACTTCGTCCGCAAGCCGCCGATGTCGCCGTTCAACCAGCCGTTCACGAAGACTGTTTACATCAACAGCTACTTCAACAATGTCTGCACGGCGCGGCACATCCACGGAATCATCACGCCCGGCACCGTCACGGGATCGTTCCCCAGCACGACGCTGACGGCCTCTCAGGTCTACGCGGCCTACTGATCGAAAGGGAAACTAACTATGTACTTTGAAAAAGGTTTTACCTTCCCGATGGTTGGCCTGCCGACCGGTACGAGTTCTGAAAACTCGACTGGTTTGTATGCCATGCCTGTGGCGGTGTTTGACGACTTTTTGACTGGCGCACCGGCTGCTAACCAGACAACTGGTTCGTGGGCGGTACAAGGCGTTGGAACCGAAACTATCGCAGCTTTGGCAACCTCTACGACGGGTGAACTAACCCTTGGTACGGGTGCGTCTTCTGCTGATACTGGTGTCCTTCGCACGACCGTTCCCGTTCGGCTTGTTGCCAACAAGCCTGCTGCGGTAATGGCTCGTATTGCGCCGGACGCAGTTGCTGCTCAAAACGAATGGGTTGGTTTGATGGCTATTGGCAGCGATACGCCGTTGACATCCACAAACTTCCAAGGTGCGGGTTTTGCCATTATCAATGGTGACATTCGTTTTGGCGCTTCTTCAACCGCAGTTGCTTATGCGGGCGCAACTACGGCAATTACCCAAGTTGCTACGGCTGGTGCTTACTTGGAAATGGTTGTGTTGTGGACTGGCACTAAACTCCAGTTCTATCTCAACCGTACCCTTGTTGGCGAAAGCACCGTTGCGCCTACTGGCGTGACTTTGTACCCGCAAGTCGGCGTGCATAGCACTTCTGCTTCTGCTAAGACTATGACCCTTGACTATCTCGGTTATAGCGCAGTTCGCTGAGTAACTAACTTGTCGGGGGAGGCGGCGCAACCGTCTCTCCCGCACCCCACCGCACACCATGACGCTAACCGCCGCACGCTGCGTAGACCACATCCGGCACACGCTAGGCAATGCCCTGCCGTCTGCCACCATCGACCCGATGACGGTCATCAACCAAGCGGGCCAATTCCTCTGCACCATGCACGAGTGGAAATGGCTGGAGCGGCAATCCGCCTATGTCGGATTCAAGGCGGCGCAAAGCTGGTCTGCGTGCCCGTCCGACCTTCGCGACCTGATTTCCGTGCAGTTCACCCAAGGATTGGTGAACCGAGTCAGGATCACTTCGATTAACGAGATCAGCCGCCTGCGATCCCACAACATTGGGGTCGGTTTGGCGATGACTTGGATTTCCCTCGTAAGTCGCGCCAACCCGACTGGCGGCGCACCGATCCCGATCTTTGAACTGTATCCGACGCCTGTCACCACCGACGCGCAGGCGCTTACGGTGTTCTACAGGGCTGGCTGGACGCCGCCCGCGTCGCTGGATGAAAAGTCGTTCATCAACATCCCTGAATACATCGAGCCGCTGTTCATCCAGATCCTGCGAGCCTTCGCACGCGGCTACGAAGAAGAAGACCAAGGCAGCTTGGATCAGCGCCTACAAGCCCTGTACACGGGCGTGCTGTACCTGACCGCCGCCGAGCGCGATGGCGCAATCCAGCATCAATACGGCCCGCCGCTGCAAACGGGACTTAGCGCGGTTGGCACCTATCTGCCCGGCGTCCCGGCAAGCCCCTACACCGTCAGCAACCCCACACCTTGATGCCACATGACCACTGTCATTCACGAAAATCAGCCGTGTTACTGGACTGTATTCAATATGACGGGCACTACCGGCCCGCTGTATTCCAGCAACTTTATTGGCGGATCGACAAACACGGCGTCTGGCCTGTGGAATCAATTTGCGTACAACGCGCAAATTCAAAACATCATCATTAATCAAACCCCGGCTAGCACAGCGACGCTGACCATTTCCCCTCTAGATGGCACTAGCACGCCTATTGTGCTGACGCACACAGGCACTAAAACTGAACCGCATGACATTGGCTTTGGCGGTGATGTTGGAACGCTGCTGCGCAAGGGATTTTCGGTGTCAACCAGCGTCAACGGCTGGAGCTTTATTGTCTTTTGGAGGCCGCTCTGATGTCTGAGGTCATTCACCCGAACGAGCCTTGCATGTGGATGCAGGTTGATAGCGCCACGCCAAACGATGACTATATTCCGCTTGACGGAAATGGAGACTTTACCAATTCCGGATCTGGCATTTTTGCAACCAGTTATCGCAATGCTCTGATCCAAAGCATTGTCATCAACGCGCTGACGCATACCAAGCCATCGGTTATCACGATTACCCCGTTGTTGGGCGGTGGCACACCGATTGTGTTGAATGTCAACAAAAACATCACCGAGCCAACCGAATATGAATTCGGAAAGTCACCCGGCACGCTGATGCGCGGCGGTTTCAAAGTAACGCCGGATGACGCATTTTCTTTCACGGTTTTCTTCCGCCCGCAATAAGCCATGCCCAATTTTGAACTGCCTTTTCCGTTTGGCGGACTGAACGACAACACCGCTCAGTCCAAGCAGCCCAGCGGAACGACTTCGGACGCCGTAAATGTCCGTGGCGTGGATCCGCAAAGCGGTCGTGTGCGCGGAGCGCAGCGCAGCGGCCTCAGCAAGTACACGAACGAATCGTTCGAGGAGCGGGTCAAGCGGTTCGAGAAGGTGGTTTACGACAACCGGCAGTTGAGTTATGGCATTCAAGATCCGCCCAAGCTTGTGTGGGAGGAAACAAACGCCAACAACAACGCCAGCACCTACGGCGTTGTCGATTCCCGCGAAAACCTGTATGTGGTTGATGCAGGTCGTGCCGTCCAAAAGTTCAACAAAAACGGGGTACTGATCTACACGATTACTCCAAACATTGAAGATCAAAATTTGCACATTCGCGGGTTGGCCGTGGACGGGAACGGCAACCTTTGGATTGCAACTGGTCATCAAAATCCAGCGCAGTTGTCGATTTCTCCATCGCCGTTGACAAGCGCCGTATCTATCGGCAAATCCAAGATCTGGCGTTATCGCGAAAACGAAACCGGCGCTTCGCCTGAACAGGTGTACGCTTTCAGCCCGAATCTTGCGGTAGAAAAACTGGTGTACAAAAACGGCTTGCTTTACGCAGCGGCCAACGACCCTAAGCTGGAAGAAGGCTACGCCGTTGTGTACGGCGACTTGTTTACAACTGGGCTTGAAGAATTCAGCCGCCGTAAGCTGCCGTATCCGTTGTGCGACATTGATGTGGACGATAGCGCCAAGGTGTATTTTGCCTCGGCTGGAAGCAAGCTGCGATACGAGCGGCATTCGGCCACATATCCGTATTACGGGCAGACAATTGTTGATTGGACGCCATCAGACATTCCGGCTGAAAATTTGTGGTCGTGGTTTGACGCGACGAAAATTGTTTCCGCTAACAACGAAAGAATCACAGCGTGGGAAGATTCTTCCGGCAACAGCCGCGATTTGGCTTGCAATCCAATTAACGAATTCGGCCCAAAGTACAAAGAAGCCGGTTGGCTAGGCTTGCCGTGTTTGGAGTTTGATGGAGCGTCCCAACTTTATTCGACTCCAGCATCGCAGCCTACAACTTCAACCAGCCAAGGAGCGTCTCGCAGCGCCCTGCCCAATTACACGGGCGCAAAATGGGCGATGTTTATTGCGTTTAGGCCGCTAGTTGGCACGGAATCGGCGCCTATCGCTAATCCGATGTTTTTGTTTGGGCAAAATACAAGCAGCACGGAGCGCAGCGATATTAGTGTCGCCATTCATAGAACGCAAGATTTTAGAATTCCGGGAACGGTTGACGAAAACAAAGTCAGTTTGTATGCAACTCCCGATTCAGGCCCGTCATGGGCTTTTGCCGATAGCTCTAGTGCTGACCCAAATGACAATCAACCAAATCCGCGACTATACAGCGGCGGGCCTGCGTTAGCAGACATGGGGGCGGGGCGCTACAAGCTTCCCGCAAACGGTACTCTTAACGCCAACAACAACGCTTCAATTCTGACGATTATTTACACCGGCGAGGAGTTGGCCGATGGGGCTTTAAGCAATGACGCATTGCTTCATTGCAGTTTTCACCTGAACGGACAGCCAATCGATAGATGGCGCGGGATGCAGCAAGTTGCCTCGGCTGCGTTTTATCTGGGAAGGCCAAGCAACGCAATTTCAAAACCAAATATTTGGTATCAAGGCGAAGTTGCCGAAATTGTAAC